CCGGTGCTGGCATTAATTCTTGCATATGCCTGATTCTTAATCCCCTGAGATTTGGGAAAGTCTTATAGCTATCTTTTTCTTTTGCTAGTTGATATAAAGCATTTGATGTCTTAGCCATTTGTTCAATCTGCTCAGATACTTTGCTAAAATCTATATCTGTCTTAGCAACTATTATATCATATAATCGATGAGCAATTTCATAAGCTTCTCTGTTTCCTAGACTTATCATTGCTATACTCAACGTCTTAGCATAAATTCCTTCTATATTTTCCGAAGATTTATCTGAATTTCCCAGTCGAAACACTAAATCAGATGTTGATCTATAAGGTAGGATACCAACTTCTATGTCATCCTCATACGTTACACATATCTGATTTTTCAAGAACACTATGCTTTCAACATGTTTAGCTTCATCTTCTTCCCAGACTCCATTTGAACTATAGAAGTAACTACGACCTAAAATTTCTTTATCTCCATACCCTACTTTTACTATCAATCCATACATTAAGCACCACTGGCTATAATCCTCATAAGTCATATTAAACAATTCTGCCAGTATCCTTGGATAAGCTCCTCCCAAATCATCTCCTTGAAACTTAAAATTTATTAAATTGTACTGCCATGCTATGTACAATAGATGAACTTGTGAGTGATCCGCATATATTTTTAATTTATTATGTATGTAAGCTACAAAGACATATGTTTGATATATTGTATTTCCTGTTGAAGTTTCAAATTTTCCACTAAACATCATACCTAGTACTACATAAGCTTTATCTATACCTACCATATGTAAAAACTTGACACACAACCTAAAACCAACATCAGCCATCAAAACTTGGCATAATGGATCATTCTCATAATCATAAAAAGAGCAATAGAATAACGCTACTGCTACTAATATCGTATATAGCAGAGACTGGTCAAAGGCTGATATATCCAATTCTATAGTTATTCTTGGTATTAATTCTGGATATAAATCATAAATAAAATCTAATATTTTTCCGTCTTTCCTAGGTAAGTGTTGATTATATTCTTTTCTTGGCTTAAATCCCTGCGCTAAAAATTCTCTGGCTAATGCTTTAAAAGCTCCTCCATTTATGCCAAGCGCTAAACCAAATGGTCCTCCAACTAGAAATTTATGTATTGGTCTGAGCATTATTATTGATAGTAAAGTATACACAGCTGATTCGACAAAAAACAGCCGCAATTTATAGTGCATTTGCTCATATTTTTCTTGAGTCTTAGCTTCTAATCCGTTTAAAATTTCCCATTTCCATTCTTCTAAACAAAAAGATTCTCCTAGGAATGGTTTCAATGGTATGTTCCCATTTTCTAACAATGTTATCACTTCTTCAAAATTTTGTAGTACATATGTGGCACAAAAAGATGATATATCTTGCTTCTTTGCCCGATGAGGCTCAGTTATATATTTTACTCCATATAGCTTTGATGGAGGTTTTTTATCAGAATTTGTCCACGGAACATAACCACTAGCTGTTTTATAACTTTTCATAGTATTATTTAGTTGATCCCAACTAGGTATTTCGAATTTCATTCTCATTTCTTTTTTCATACCCATCATATCTAACATTCGAGCAAGTACCGAAAAATGTTCTTTAGGCTCGATTGGACGAAGAGGTTCTAGATGATTTCTCTCTATTTTTCGTAAATTTGGTTCGTAACCTCTTGATGAAGTTCCTGTTACAACTGCATGCGGTTGTGAGAACTTAGTACCATAACAGATAGACAAAATACTATGTTTCAGACGTTTCTTATTTGATTTTTTTAATCTTAGTCCGTCTACTATAGCCAGCATTTTTGGCAAATCAGCTATCATTTGCGGATATTTTTTATAATGCACTTTTCTACGTGGGAAGGGGCGAGAGCATTTTACAGGCAACATGTGTTTTGGACTAAACGGCTGATATTTTAAATAAATATTTAACTTAGATATCATATCACTGTTGATCTGCATAGTCCTGTTATTCAATGCAAAGTATCTAGCGTCGACAAAAGGCAACACATTTTCTAACAAAGAGGTATAATCATTCAAACTCTCCTTAGTTCCTATTTCAATCAAGTTATTATTCTTCCTTGCTCCTTCCTTATAGTAGAATTTCTCCCCTTCATATTTAATGCGACGTTTTAAGTGATTCAAACAGAATCGCTCCTGTGTTGTTAAAGTATATCGGTTTAAATCCATGTATAGTCGTATTATATATGAAAAAGAGTATGTTTTATCAGTTAATATATCCTGCGTTTTTGATTCTTTGGTTAACTCAGTATGTC